TGAACCTGGCATGGAGGACTGTGGCAAATGACTCCTGCACAAAAAGAAGTCTTTCATGTTATTGAAAAGTTCTGGGAGGACTTTGGCTTTGGTCCAACCATTGATGACGTGATGCGTATGACTGGCTATCGGGGGCGTGGGGGTACGGCTAGGAAAATGAAAATCCTAATTGAGATAGGGGTTTGCAAAGGGAACATGAAGTACTCTCGTAGCATCAGACCAGCGTATATCAAACTAAGGAATTTGAATGGATGAGTTGTTAGCCATCATTGACCAGCTTCCTGAGGAGGATCAGGCAAAGCTACGTCCTTTGGCGTTGGCTTATCAGGATGCAGTAACTCGTGAAACTGGGCAAATTGACTTTATGTCGTTTGTAGAAACCATGTGGCCCAATTTTATTCATGGCGAACATCACGCATTAATGGCGACTAAATTTGAGGAGATTGCCAGTGGAAAAATTAAGCGACTTATTATTAATATGCCACCTCGTCATACGAAGTCTGAGTTCGCTTCTTATTTATTGCCAGCTTGGTTCTTAGGAAAATTCCCTAATAAGAAAATCATTCAATGTTCTAACACGGCTGAACTTGCAGTTGGTTTTGGTCGAAAGGTGCGTAACTTAGTAGACGGAGATAAATATGCCAAAGTATTCCCTAATGTTGCTCTTAGATCGGATAGCAAGGCTGCTGGTCGTTGGAGTACTAATGCTAACGGGGAGTATTTTGCTATTGGTGTTGGCGGTACTGTTACTGGTAAAGGTGCTGACCTGCTCATTATTGATGACCCTCATTCCGAGCAAGAAGCAGCACTTGCAGCTGGGGATCCTAGCGTTTTTGATAAGGTGTACGAATGGTACACTTCAGGTCCTCGCCAGCGTTTGCAGCCTGGAGGATCTATTGTAGTTGTGATGACCCGTTGGTCTAAACGGGATTTAACAGGAAAAATCTGCCAAGCGATGGTAGATAGAGATGGCGATGAATGGGAAATCATTAGCCTTCCAGCGATAAAAAGAAACGAAAAACCTCTCTGGCCTGAGTTCTGGTCTTATGACGAATTAGACAAATTACGCATTGAACTTCCGCTTTCTAAATGGCAAGCCCAGTATCAACAAGATCCAACTTCCGAAGAAGGTGCGTTAGTCAAACGTGAGTGGTGGCAAGTCTGGGATAAAGAAACCCCTCCTCCATGCCATTATGTAATCCAGTCATGGGACACGGCTTTTACTAAATCAGAGCGAGCTGACTATTCTGCTTGCACAACTTGGGGTGTGTTTTACCTGAATGAGAACGAGCAAGACCCCAATATCATCTTGCTAGATGCTTTTAAAGAACGCATGGAATTTCCCACTTTAAAAGAGCGAGCCTATGAAATGTATAAAGACTGGGAACCAGATTCGTTTATTGTGGAAGCAAAAGCATCTGGTGCTCCATTGATTTTTGAGCTTCGCAGGATGGGTATTCCTGTTCAAGAATTTACACCAACTAGGGGAAACGATAAAATATCACGTGTAAATAGCGTTTCAGATTTATTTGCAAGTGGGAAGGTGTGGGCACCAAGAAAAAGATGGGCTGAAGAAGTCATAGAAGAGATAGCATCCTTCCCTAATTCAGACCACGATGACTTAGTGGACTCCACTACACAAGCACTGTTAAGATTCAGAAGAGGCGGTTTCGTTATTTTGCCAAGTGACGAGCCAGACGAGCCAATAGAATTTAGGCGTAAAAAAGGTTATTACTAAGGATCCTTATGTCAATCGAAAAAGCAATGTATGCAGCCCCCCAAGGTCTACCTGATTTAGAAGGACCAGATGTCGAAATTGAAATTGTTGACCCAGAAGAGGTAGACGTAAAAATTGGAGGAATGGAAATCCAAATGGGAGGCGAGGTGATTGAAGACTTTGATGCCAACCTTGCTGAATACTTGCCTGAATCTGTTTTACTACAAATTGCCAGCGAACTCTTAGAAGACTTTCAATCGGACATTGATTCTAGACGTGACTGGATTCAAACCTATGTTGATGGCTTAGAACTCCTTGGCTTAAAGATTGAAGAGCGTTCAGAACCTTGGGAAGGTGCTTGCGGTGTTTACCATCCAGTCTTAGCCGAAGCCGTAATTAAATTCCAATCTGAAACCATCATGGAAACCTTTCCAGCTGCTGGTCCAGTCAAGGGCGAAATTGTTGGTAAAGAAACATCAGAGAAAAAAGATGCAATGGAGCGTGTTGTTGAGGACATGAACCATGAGCTTACCGATGTGATGCAAGAGTTTCGCCCTGAACATGAGCGTATGCTCTGGGGCGTGGGTCTTTCAGGTAACGGCTTTAAAAAAGTTTATGTAGATCCAAGCTTAGATCGCCAAGTCTCTATGTATATTCCTGCTGAAGATCTGGTTGTGCCTTACGGTGCTTCTAGTCTTGAATCCGCAGAACGCATTACTCATGTGATGCGTAAGACAGAAAACGAACTTAAACGCCTTCAATATGAAGGGTTCTATCGTGACTTAAATCTAGGATCGCCAGATAACGTCTTAGATGAGATTGAAAAGAAAATTGCAGAAAAATTAGGCTTTAGAGCATCAACAGATGACCGTTTTAAAGTTCTTGAAATGCATTGCCATCTTGATTTAGAAGGTTTTGAGCACACAGATAAGCATGGCGAACCAACAGGTATTGCTCTTCCTTATGTTGTAACCATTGAAAAATCAAACGGACAGGTGTTAGCAATCCGTAGAAACTGGGATCCAGATGACAAAACACACCAAAAACGCCAGCATTTTGTACATTATGGTTATATCCCTGGCTTCGGCTTTTATCATTTCGGGCTTATTCATCTTATTGGAGCTTTTGCTAAGTCGGGAACTTCCATCCTTCGTCAGCTGGTTGATGCAGGGTCATTGTCCAACCTTCCTGGAGGCTTTAAGACTCGTGGGTTGCGTGTCAAAGGTGACGATACCCCGATAGCTCCAGGTGAGTTCCGTGACGTAGATGTTCCAAGTGGTGCGATGAAAGACAACATCATGCCATTGCCGTATAAAGAGCCAAGCCAAACATTAATGACGTTGCTCAACCAGATCGTAGAAGAAGGCAGACGTTTTGCTTCTTCTGGCGATTTAAAGGCATCAGATATGAGCAGCCAAGCTCCAGTAGGTACGACTTTAGCAATTTTGGAACGCACACTTAAAGTTATGTCGGCTATTCAAGCTCGTATTCATTACTCCATGAAGCAAGAATTTAAGCTGCTCAAAAAAATTATTGCTGACTACGCCCCAGAAGATTACAGTTACCAGCCTACCAGCGGTAATCGTACAGCCCGTAAATCTGACTACGATATGGTCAATATCATTCCCGTATCAGATCCAAACGCAGCAACCATGAGCCAAAAAGTAGTGCAGTATCAAGCTGCCCTACAGTTATCTCAGACGGCTCCCCAGCTTTATAACCTTCCTTACTTACATCGCCAAATGTTAGAAGTGATTGGCATTAAGAACCTAGAGAAATTGGTTCCATTGCCAGAGGACATGAAGCCTACAGATCCAGTAACGGAAAACGTCAACGCCTTAAAGAACAAACCACTCAAAGCGTTTATTGGTCAAGACCATCAAGCCCATATTCAGATTCATATGGCTGCTATGAATGATCCAAAGATCAAACAAACCATTGGTCAAAACCCACAAGCTCCAATGATGATTCAAGCGATGCAAGCTCACATTACTGAACACGTTGGTCTTGAATATATGCGACAAATGCAGATGCAAATGGGCATTAACATTCCGTATTCTGATGACGATGATCCAGATGTTCATATGACTCCAGAACAAGAAATGCAAATTGCTCGTCTGGCTGTCCCAGCTGCTCAAAATCTATTGCAACAAAACCAGACTGCGGTGGCTGCACAACAGGCACAGCAAGCTGCTCAAGATCCTATTGTTCAGATGCAGATGAAAGAATTGCAGCTTAAGGCACAGGAAATTGATATCAAACAGAAGAAACTGGCTATGGATGCAGCTGGTAAAGCGGATCAAATTGAAATTGAAAAAATGCGTATTGCAGCGCAAAAAGAAATTGCTGGTATGCAAGTTGGAGCTAAGACTGCTTCTGATAAAGCCAACCTTGCTGCTAAACAAGAATTAGAAGGAATGAAATTAGGTCATCAAATAGGAAGTAATAAAGCCCAGATGAATCAACAA